CAATGTTTCCTGACGAATTGTTTAGGAATTGCTGGTAAACACTTGTTGCACCAGATTCTGCCAATACAAGTTTGTTTGAAGGACTACTTGTACCAATACCCAAGTTACCGCTAGAGTCAAGCAACATTGAAGGCGTTGAAAATGTAGTCCCGCCATTTGCTGTTGCACAGGTAAATTCTAGGGCACTAGCTACATAATTATTTGCTGAAATTTGCCATCCCTTTGCGGATGCGGATGGGTATAGAGTTAGCAAAGATGGTGTAGTTGTGCCAGTTCCAATCCTTGCTGAACCACTTACATCCAACTTGTATGCAGGCGAACTTGTACCAATACCCAGACCTGTGCTGGTTAGGCGCATTTGTTCTGAGTTGTTTTGATAAAAAGCGACAGGGTGATTTGAGTAGCTTCCAACTGAAACCAAACCAAGTGATGATTCACCAGAAAAAACGCCAGTTACGCTACCAATATTGGTAATAAAAGAACCAGTAGAAAAAGCACCTGATGCTCTTGTATTTGACAAACTTGCGCCATCAAAAGTAAGCGCAGAACCGCTTGTAACAACCTTAGAGCCGTTTAAATACGCTACTCCGTTAGCAGTACCCGCTGTGTTTGTAATTGCGCCTGTGACTGCCAGTGTGCTTTGCAGAGTTGTTGCGCCCGTTACAGTCAGTGTGCCGTTAACGATCAGGTTGCCAATACTGCCAGCACCGATTTCAACAAAGTCAGAGCCGTTCCAAGCTACAACAGCAGATGCGCCGTTGGGGATAGTCAAACCAGTAGTTGGGCCAGCACCTACCAACTTGACAGAGAAGCCGCCTGTGGTGGCGTTGATAACCGTATAAACCTTTGACTGGGCTGGCGCTGTAACCGTACGCAATGCCGTACGTGCACCTGAGAACAAGAGGATGGCTTGACGAGCCGTATTCGCAGCGCCTGTGGTTGTGGTCAGTGTGACATCGCCATCAGTACTAACGTTGGTTGTACCCGCAACAGAGGTGTCGAGAAGAGATGTAATGCTGTTATTTACAGTGTCACCCCAAACCCCTGTGAGTTCACCTTGAACGGGAAGAGCTAAACCCAAAAGTGAGGTATATGCTGTGGTCATGTCAAAGTCCTTGAGTCAAATATGTATGCGCTCTGCGCTTTTTAATCAACAAGACCATTTTCTTGCTGATGCCAAATTTAGTTGCCGTTTTGTTTAACGACTCTGCATTAAAAAATATATCCCGTACAGTTTCTTGGGATAGTTTAGCGTGATTTCCCCGTTTGCCTTTACGCATTTCAACGGATGCCTCACGAGCTGCATTGTGGTGTTTAGCTAAGTTGGCTATCTGTGCTTCTCTAGTTTCTTTGGACACAACATCATTCCTAACGCCACGACCACGTTTAACCGGCGGATACTTTACGTTTAAATGCGTCCAAGAGCTACCGTTCCGTGCATCTTTGACGGTATCAATTGCGCACTCCAGCTCAAACTTTTCTGCAATCATTGCCAACACATTGGCGTTAGAGATGTTCCAGTGCTGTGGGTCTCTTGCAAAAGCCACAATTTCTTCTGTCAGTACGGATGTTGGTAACGCCTCACCAAACAACTGATCCATACGGTCACGGCCTTCGCCCCCTGCCGTTAGGTTGTATCCTTGTCCATTCTTGGCATGAGTGTTGTGCTCAGTAATTAACTCGCACTCAATGCGCTGGAGTTCCTCAAAAGACTCGGCCTGCCGAATTACTTCTATCTTGAAGTTGTCTGTACCGTACTTACGCATGGCCCTGTACAGACGCTTATCACTACCTGTACGGGCTGCACACAAGTGTTCACGCCAACGCTTAGCCAAAGCGCACTGGGTAATCCCAATGTAGCCGTGGCCGTTAACGTTGTTAGTGATCTTGTAAACCAGCATTCTTTTCCCTAATTCGTGTCGATTTGTGTCCAGCCCGGATCTTGGGTGTCACTAACCTGTGCCCAGCCCGCAGACTGAACGTTGTTGATATTTTGCCAGTTTGCAGTCTGCGTGTCATCAATAATTTCCCACAAAGGCCGCCCCATTACTAAATCAGATATTGTCGCCAATTCAACCACAGAAGCCATGAATTGCGCTACCGCCGCATCTACATCTGACACCGTAGCAGACTCTGAAATCACACCCTTAAATGTAACCCCAGCACTTACAGAATCAGACCCAGTTGCACTTTCATTAATCTCTGCGCCAATAGACAAACTACTTGCTACGCTGTCAGTGCCTGTCGCTGTCTCAACAATGTAGGCCAAGAACGTGAACGCTGAAGCCGTTGCATCTGTCCCAGTCGCTGACTCAAGTATCTGACCCAAGAAGTTGGCAAACGCCGCATTAGAGTCCGACACCGTAGCAGTCTCACTGACTGACACCCCATACGTTGGGATGGCGCTGATCGCATCACTACCCGTACTAGACTCACTGACCGCAGATATAAACGTTGCCGTTGCACTTATTGCGTCTGACCCCGTACTTGTCTCACTAACAGCCGCATTAACCTGAACTAAGCTCGATACCGCATCTGTGCCTGTAGCCGTTTCACTGACACTAGATACAACCGAAGTGGCCGCAGAGACAACATCTGTCCCTGTCGCAGTTTCAGCAACACTCCGGTCATAGACTGAATCACCCCAGCCAGCCTGACCCCATGTGCCAGAACCCCAGCCGCCTTCAGCCATTTAGACCTCAAGCAGCCAAACTGAACGTGTACGTTACAGAGATAATGTCGCCTGATACCACCGAGCGATCACCGGGAGCCGAGAAGTCAGCCGCAGAGAACAACGTACCAGTCGTACCGCTCTTAGCACTACCGCTCGTCAAGAACGCACCACCAACAGTCGATGTAGCATTGATGTTGAACGTAGCAGGCGAGGCCGCATTAGTCACCACAGAAGGATTCGCAGTAGTCGCTGTAACAAACGTAGCGGCCACACGGGTTGCATTGCTGTAAGGCACAACCTCAGTCCAGCCAGCGTGAGAAGCCATCGTATCGCCAGCGGCAGGCGTATTAGAAGCGCCAGCACCGTACAGACCGATATACCAAGTGGTAATCTGGGCTACAGAGGTCAAAGCAGTACCGGCCATGTAAGCCAGACCTTCATTAACCACCAAGTTCTTGGTATCAGCAGACCACTTCAGATTGCCGTCTTTATCGTGGCATTCAACGTGGTAAACGCCAGTCGCCTTGGCTTGCTCGCCTGACTGAGTGCCAGCAATAAGACCGCTAGAAATATGGTCAGTTACTTTAAGTTTTTCTGTGGTCATATTGACTCCTTAATTAGAAGAACGAATTAACGCCGCCGATGCCGTATTGGCTGGCATTGTGATTGTGAAAGTGGTTGTTGATGTCTTATCAGATCCAAAGTCCAGCACGGCAATAGACTTATTGCCCTGCGTGACGTTATAGATCAAAGCACACCTAGCTGTTAATGCGGCCGTCCACGATATATTGGGAAACCCAACATAAGCCGTAAACCCAGAGGAATTAACAGTAACAGGCGTCAATATAGACCCACCAGCTGTATATCCAGTAGCCACAACTTCATTCGTAGAAGAGTAAACAGTCGTAGCCTCATTCAAATCGGCGCTTGCTGTATACAGGGCAATCTTAATAACATCAGTCGTAAGATCATGAACGCCCTGATACAGCTGGGCCTTGAAGCTGGTTGTTTGTGTTTGGACAATACTCATGACACTGCCACCCTAACTTGGCCATCGCGGTAAGCATCCATACGCTGTTTACCATCACCCAAGTTCTTCAGAAGCGCCATGGCTTGAACATAACGGGATTGAGCCAAACCAACCATGTCAGCCTCGCCCTTCATGTACATGAGAGCTTCGCAGATAGTTCCATACAAAAGCACAGAATCAAAGTTATCACCCAACCATGTAGTGCCCGCAGTCACAATTGACTCAGGGTAATAGTAGTAGTGAAGCTCTGCATAATAGGCCGCGCTTGGCGTTGGACCCACAATGAAAGACAACTCATTAACATTGTCTGACCGTGGTCCAAAGATAGCGTAATGTCTTGGCTCAGATGCAAGCGCCGACAAAGGATAAGCCTCACGAATGAAGTTAACGTCCTTGTTTAGCAAATACAGATAGTCGCCTTGGAACACAACCGACCCAGATACAGTTCCCACATTAACAACTGTTAATGTGACCGTTGTTCCTGCAATGCTACGAACTTGAGCATTCACACCAATGCCAGTACCAGTAACTTGCTGGCCAACCGCTATGCCCGTACTACTTGTCACAACAATAGTCTTCGCGCCAGCTGTACCAGTCGCAGTTGTAGTGTTGTATGGGTAAACAGCAAGGCTGTAAGTTGAGAGAAAGTCGCTTGGGCACTCCAAGTACTTGTTACCCGTAGTCAATACGCCCGTCACATTCTTTCTCAAATTGGCAATCTGCACCGTGTTATAGATGCGCTGCTCTGCCTGACGGATAAAAATATCCATGTCAGTGGTTGGGAAAGAATTCTCGCAGTAATCGCTTACCGCAACGACAAGCTCGGCGTAGTTCATGCCATCGGGCCTCTTGACATCAAGCCTTTAGTAGCCGCGCCAGTACCGCGCATTTTGGTACCAGAGGTCTTAGGCTCACCGCCAGAGGACTTGTTGATATTACCAACAGTCATCTTAACTGTGTCAGCACGGCTCATGTTAGGACCTGAACCTGGGTTCTCTTTGCCCGTAACTTTTTCACCAGTCATGGTGTGTGGAGGAGCATAGACTTTGGCATCGCCAACTTCTTTGCCCATCATCATTTTGCTGTATTTAGCCATGTTAGCCTCGCTTTTGGTTATTTGCGCGCGCCATGTTACGGCCTACTTCACGCATAGCCATGCCAGTTACGCCGGCAGTTTTCTTGCCGCCTTTTGTTTCTTTTGCGGCATGACCGCTGTTAGGGAAGATGTGAGTATCAGTCTTACCCTTTTTAGCAATGCCGTCTGCTGATTTTGTGAATGCCATGTTTAGCTCCTATGAAACTGTAATCGTTACTGTACCAACTTCTGCCGTTCCTACCAAGTAGTTTGGTGTTAAATATGTATCATATTCACTAGCACCACCTACCGGATACCAACCCCATTGAATGTCTCGTGATCCACCCGTTAGATTACCCGCCGTATTCAAACCAGCCGTCACATACGTTGTGTCTGGCCGTGGCTGATACAAAGCCTGCGGATCATAAACAGGATACATACCCAACTGCAACTGCGGTTGATCTGGATCCCAGCAAGACTCACAAACCTTAAGTTGATACAGCTTGGTCTTGATGACCTCCATCTTCAACTGCTTCAACTTATAGCGCTGGCCACACCGATCACATTCGGCAATAGCATATTTACCGGATGCAAAAGGAGTTGCCATTAAGTACCACCACCAATAAACGCTATGCGAGGCACCAACCTCAATGTAGCCTTTTCTCGGTCTTCTTGAGCCGCCAAAGCATACTGCTCTTCATAAACAGACTTCAGCATATCCAAGCGTCCCTGTAACTCAGGAACCTTCATGGCTATGTAGTAGGCTAATCCAGCCGCTACACATGGCAGGAAGCGGAAATTCATATCGGATGTCTGTATACCAGAGCCAGCGTCTTGGATGCGGCGCATTCTGTAGTACACAAACTGGTACTGCTGTGAGTTATCAGGCGTAGGCCACACTGTTATGGCCGGCAACTGGGGCACAAACACAGCTGTGCCATCAGCTTGAGAGGTTGCTGTTGTGTTGTTCTGGCCACGGAATACACCTCCCAGCGTGTTGCCGGTGATGTATGTGTAGTAAATGTCTTCTGTGCCAAGACGAATAAATCCAGAGCCAGCCAGACCGTCAACAGTACTTAAGACAATCGTTGTGTCTGTTGATGTAATCGCGCCATCAAGAACGGCCGCTGTTGGGTTTGTCTCACCCGACAAACGCTGGATCCACACTTGAATAGGCCGGCCTTGAACCAACTTGTTAGGGATCGTTGCGTAAGTAGAAACGCTTATTCGCGTAATACTTAGGTCGGCTTGAGTAGATGCGTTGTTGGCTTGTGTTCGGATCACATGGTCCAGCAAGTCAATCGTATCTGTAGGCAGGGCGTATGTGGCCAATCCCGGAGTCAGAGTAATAGTCCCTGTCTCAATCGTCCACATATTGATGCCGCGATTAGCCCACTCAATGGTCATCAGGTTAAGAGAGCGGCGAGCTGTGCGTAGGTCATAACCAGTACGCATCTCACGGCCAGCTCTCTCCCACGCCTCTTCAGCGAGCTCGGTGAACTCCATGTTAAAGGCTGTGGTTCCTGTAGTGGTCATTTTTTAGCAGTCTTTGCAGAGTTAATAAACGCCTGTTCTGTGGGCGCACCTTTAGAGCCAGGCTTACGCATCTTTTCTTTTGATCCAGCGGCTATACGTTTACGTTTGGCGTTAATGTTGGCATACAAACCAACAGGACCGCCTTCAGCGTATTCAGTAAAGTCTGTGTCATCACGCCGTGCTTTTCGAACGCCCTTGGGCATCTTTGTAGCACGGATAGCTCCCATTCCACGGCTTCCCATCATGATTTAGCACATCTTTCCGCGCGTTTTACCGCGCTCAGCAATACCATCACCACGCTTAGAAGCAGTCATGCCGCCTCCAGCTTTCTTAACAACCTTCTTCTTAAGAGCCGCTGAACCACCATCTACATCTTGAGGGGGTTTCATGCCTTCAGTGAAGATGCCGCGATTCATTTTACGATCATAGTCGGCCAGCTCTTTGGCTGTAGGACCGCCTTGACGACCACGGCCGGCGCCAGCTTGATCGCGCATACGATCTTCAATCTCCAGCTCCATGTCAGTGATGCCTTTGTATGGGTATTGGACTTCGGGCATATCAGCTCCTTAACACTTTCCACCAGCGCGCATTTTCACTTGCATACCTTTGGTCTTGCCTTTTGTAGCAACACCGTCAGCAGACTTAGTAAAACCGCC